ACACAAGATGTAGATGATGTTAAACTAGTTAATTCAGTATCAGCAACAACTGCTTCTGATAATGTTCTAGCAGAAGCGTTCCATTTCTGAACCTTCAACTTCGTAGCTGTAAGACCTGAAAATCTACCTTTAGATATGTCATATAGACCATCTTCTGGTGTTAAAGGGTCGTTAGTTACGTAGAAGTTATCATACAAGTTAATAGTAGTAGAACTAAACGGATTAGGGTCACCAACAGTTCCTGGTGCTCCTAGTGGTTTCATTTGACCTGAATTACCAGTTAATGAGCCTCCACCTGTTCTAGATGAAACTTTAGGTACAAAGTAGAACAATTTACCAATTGGTAAGTTCATAGCTTGTACAGAAACAATATCATTTGCCAATAATTTAGAGAAAACTCTCCTAATGATTGGGAATACAACAGTTTCGAAAGAACCTGATGCATCTGATGATGTCGCTTCGTTAATTAAATTTGTTGCTTGATTTTCGTACAACTGGGCAATATTTTCTTTAGTGTGTCCTTTAAGACCATCAAGAAATCCAAGCTTTTGCCATTTGTTTAAGGTATCTTCTTTGATAACTTTAAGGTGTTTTAACCCTATGTTACCAACCATACCTGATTCTAATAATGCTCCCATTTTAATTTATTTTTTAAGCGTTTATTTTTATTATAGTTTGGACATTAAGTCCTTAATTCTTGTAAATTGTGGATTCTCATAAGCTTTTGTTTCCATAAGCTTTGTTTGTGAACCACTTTTTAGTGTAGAATTAATTCTTCTATTTACTGACTCTGAAATACTTTTCTTAGCCTTACTAGTAATAGAAGGTTTGTTCTGAGAAAGTTCTTCCCTTATTACCCTATACAAATCTTTAGATTGTTTTAATGATTTAACATTATCAAATCTTCTAAGGATATTAACCTTTTCAGATTTTGTAGTAGAATGTTCGGTAAATAATCTCGTAGCATATGCTAAATTAGAATTAAACACACCAACTTCATTTAATTTTTGTTTAAATGAAACAAGTGCTTTTCTATATTCACCATTTTTACCTTTAAGATTACCAACTTCTGTTTGAAGACGTTGATAGTTTTCTTGGAGGTTTCCTTTACCATAGTTGTAATTTCTATTGTTGGTGATGCCTTTTCTTAAGCCTCTACCACTTTTAGAACCACTACCAAAGTTTCTAGATGCCTCCCCCATCTCTGATTGTTTATGAATACCTTGGCCTGGGTGTTCTATACCTCTTTTACCAAATGCTCCATAAGAGTCGTCTCTACGACCCTTCATTGAAACTTGTTTGGTAGCTTCAGCTCCCGTTCTCATGCCTAAAGATTCATCTTCTCTAGCGTCATAACCTTGTTCATAACCTGGTTTAGTTTGATATTCCGGATGCGTGTGGTGTCCAGGCATCCCTTCATCTTCATCTAATTCGATTTCATACTCAGGCTCATCTTCTGCTAATTCTCCACCAAAGTTTTCATAATCAGCTAAAGCTTCTGCAGATTCAGGGGCATTTACACCCATAACACCAGATGCTGGTATACTTTGTGGTATTCCAGCTGGGTCATGTGTGTGTTCACCACTTTCATCTAATTCGATTTCATACACAGGTTCTTCTTCAAGTTCTTCCTCTGCATCCATTTCAATTTCGTACATTGGTTCTTTTTTCATAGTTTTTTTGTTTTCTTCCAATTTTATTAAGTATTCTTCATTACCATCAGTAAGAGAAATTTCGTCGTCGTCCTGTTGGACAATAATTCCGTCTTCGCTCCCCATAGCTTTAAATACCTTTAAGACTTCTTTGTCAGATGCTGAGGTTAGGTCTAGAGGTGGCAATTCTGCCGATATATTCATATCATCAGTCTCGTCCTCAATGTCAAGTTCCATGCCCATAGGGCCCATAGGCCTAATGTTCATATCTACTTCTTGTTCTGGGTCCTCTTGCTCCTTAAGGTAATCGTCTCCCTCAGACAACGATTCTTTTACTAGTTCGTTAATTTCTTCCTTCATGGTTGAAGAAAGTATTTCTTTTGCATTAGACTTCATAGTTTCTTCCAACTGTTCCGCCTCGAGCAACGCTTTTTCTATTATAGACTCACTCATAAGTTATTTTATAATAAATATACATGACTGACCAAAAAAATCCTTTTAGTCATCATGTTATTAAGGTTTTTTTATCGACTTAAGAAATTATTTAACTTAGACATTAACTTTAAAGCTTTATTCGCTTTAATATCTAAAGAATCTGGTTCTTTTTTACTCTCCAAAACTTCATCCCATTTATTCACGTCTTCTGCGTTTTTAAAAAGATATGAACCTGGTGTAGAGGGTGATGATACCAAATCAAAACATATTAATTCGAAGTCATCTTGTACCTCATTATTTCCTCCATTTTCTTTAAGCGAACCAACCCCTCTTGAGGAAATACCTAAAGTAACTCCTTGGCGTAAAAGATTAGCTGCTATATCTCCCATACTAGAAACTATTCCTTCTTTATGATAACCAGGACTTGTCAGCATTCTAAGTTTTCCCATTAATCTATTACCATCCCAAAAAGTTTCTGTAATAATATGGGATGACCTTTCTAAATCTATTAAAGAAGATTCTGGGTGATTTAATTCTGAAATTGACCCACCTCTTTTTATAACATCTTGGTACCTTTCATTCTCTCTTCTTAATATATTTTCTGGATATATTCTACCATTTCTGTTTGGTACGTCATATTTTTGTAGTATACAATACATCTCTACCTCTCCATTAAAATTTGGGTCGGCTATTTCTCTTAAAATTTTTTGATTGTGTTTTGGTGAAATACTTCCTGCGTCATATTCAATTAATATTCCGTGCCCTATTTCTCTTGGTCCTAAAATCTTCATATTATAGTTTTATATATAAATACAAAATAATGAATAAAAAAAACCTCAGAATCCTGAGGTTTAATTTGTTTAACATTTTTATTTATTATTAGGTATAAACACCAAATGAAGTTATTGCGGTTAAAGCCCCATATGCATATTGTGTTCCTCCACTTTTAAACGCACTGTACTTAGACCCTTCTCCCACATTTGTTCCTGTATTACCAGTAATATTAATCCAACCCCCATTACTATTCATTAATCCACCTCCACTATTAATCGGACCAAGTCCGCCTGTTTCAGTTGACCCACTTCCTTGTATTCCAAAAAAGTTTAAGGTATTAGCTGTAGTGAAAGCAAATATCGTATCCCAAGAAACTACTTCCCATTTACCTTGACTAGACTTTCCTCCACCATATCTTAACAGATGAGAATAACCAGAACATGGGTCACTAATAGCACCATCATCTACACTACCGTTATAAGTTCCGTCTGAATACCCCCATGTTGGTTGGCCATTGTAATAACATTCTGTTTTAGTAAGAACCATTGTTGTGGCACCACTATTTCCACCAGCTTCTGGTACTCTAATTGACCCTAAATTTAAATGAAGAGTTATCTTATTATAATTGTATATGTCTACTCTATCTGCAGAGGCTCCTGAAAGTGATGAGGTAGATACTTTGGCAGTATTACCTAACCCTGTATTTTTATCTGATTGAAATCCCATATTGATTAATTTTTTATATTTTTATTTCTATAGATAAATATATTACTACAAACAAAAAAACTATTATTATTCTTCGTTTTCTTTTTTTGTTGACGAAAATGAAAAGAATTCATTATCTTTTAGTTCTTCTGTAATTAATTTTTTGGTTTTTTCCTGCATGGTTACTATAGTTTCCTTATTCTTTAAGCTTAATTTACTTTTAGTAAAAAATGTCATTTCACACTTCATAAATGATTTTTTACCTAATGATATTCCACTACTTCTTAAATCTAAGTCTACTATCATATTAGTTTTAAAATTATTCTCATCTATTAGTCGTGTCATTCGTGTTTTCAGTAACTTTCTAAAATTCTTAACCACACAGCCCCAACAATTATATTCTTTAATGGGTTGTGCCCAACTCGAGAATTGTACATATATAGATTTCAAATTTTTAGAGTCCACAGTGCCTATATGTGCTTTAAATTCTGGGTGAACTTTAATTGGGATTGTTTTTCCTGTTTTCATACCTGATTTTCTTTAATAGAAGTATAGGTATTTAAGGTCGTTAGTTCAAATCTGAATTAAGTTGTTTTAACCTTAATAAGGACAGTTTATCATTTTTCATTTTTAAAACAACGTTCTTGGTTTGTGTTAGTTTTGCCTTTAAAGTTTCTTCTTTACTTTCTTTAACTAAAGAATTAATTCTACTTAAAACATTGTCTTTTGTGGTGTTAATTTCTTCTTTTAAACTTTCTTTTTTTACATTCAAAATTTCAGATAGAAGTTCTTTGTCATTTTGTGATAGTTTTGAAAACTCCTTATTATAGTTTTCCGATAGTGTGTAAGCTAATGTTTTTGGTGTTAATAAAGTCCCTAACCTTTTTATTGGGTTTTTATTTATGATACTTTCTACTAAATTCTTTTTTACATTTAATTTATTAGTAATATTTCTAACTCCTTTTTTATAAATTAAGTAATCCAAACCTTTATATATTTCATTATTTGATTCTTTAATTAAGTGGGTTCTTCTACTGAATACATTTTCTAATATGTTACAAACATTTTTAATAGATGTGATTTTAGGTCTTAAATAATTAATAGACTCGTTTATATACTCATTCACCTCAGACTTATCATTAAACTTTTTTTGTTCAATATCATTATATAATGTAAAAAATTCTCTAAATGGTTTTGACATTTTTAATGCCCCCATTATTATATGAAAATTTTCTTTAAATAATTTTTTATTGTGATAGGAATTTTCTAATATAGAATCTATATTTTTTTTGTAGTGGCTAAATGGTTTCATAAATACTTTTTTAAATAAATATCTACTCTTTAACTAAATCGTCTATCTCTTGATTAAGTTTATCTATCTCTTTATTGGCTTTTTTAGCCATTTCTTCTAGATTTGGTAAATTGATTCCTTTATTTTCAAGTATTAGTGGTAAATCCCTTTCTCTATTATAGTTTTCTGCTGCTGCTTCACCCCCTTCATCTCCTACATCCATTGGCGGTGGTGGTGGTCCTCCCATTCCACCCATTGGTGGTGGTGGAACACCTTCTTCTCCTCCTGGTAAACCGCCTTCATCCCCTTCTTCTTCAGTACCTTCTATATCACCATATAATTTGTCTATTTGATTAAACACACCTGTTTTCTTAATTATGGTTGCTGTATCTTCTAATTCTTTAGCTATTGCTTTCTCAAATCTTTGTTGTTGTAAATCTAATTTAATTTCTTCATCACTCATACCTAATACATGTTTTTTGGCCCAAGTTGCTGATACTGGAGAAATTCCACCACCTGGGTCACTTACAGCATCTTTATATAGGGTAATCTTACTTTGCCAAGCCTCTAACTTAAGTAATTCAGATTGTGTAGATGGGTTTGTTAAACCCAAAGCAAAATTATCTAGTTCTTCATCAAACCCTAAAACATATAAATGTATAATAGCTATCTTATTTAACTCCGCTACAATACATTTCTGGATTCTATTAATTGTTCTTGCAAATCTAATATCTAGTAAAGCTAGATTTTTACCTTCACCAACTACCTCTTCAAATCCTAAAAATGCTTTTGGTATTCTAAGCGAAGCTAATAATTTCTTTTGTATGTATTCAATATCTGCAATCTCACTTAAATTAGTTGCTCCAGGTAAAGTCTCTATAGGACTAGGAGCACCATGGTCTCTTACAGGTATAAAGAAATCTTGGTCGACAGCCATTTGATTATATCGTAAATCTACTTGACCGTTATTAGGGTCAACTATTGGGTCTCTTTTAAACTTATTGGCTACTCTTTGTACGTAAGCTTCAACATCCTTATCGTCCATATTACCAACAAATATCTTAAAAATTCTACGTTCGGGTGCTCTAGCCGTTCTATAAACTAACATAGCATCTTCTGCTAATAATAATTGTTTCCAAACTCTTCTAGCTTTTTCTAACATAGAAGTTCCATAAGGTAATCTTCTATCATCACCTAAAAGTCTAAAATGTGCCATTTCCCATGAATTTAGTTCCAAGGACTTATCTTTCCAAATAAATTTTACTTTTCTTTCTTTTTCTTCTTCCCCGTCTGAAGTTTGATGTGGGAAAGACCCAGCTTCTACTCTTTCTATTTCCACGTTAGGTAATTGTCTACACCCTATAACACCTCTTTCTGGGTCTATTTTTAAAAAAACAAAATTATCACCATACTTTGCGGTGTTTCTAATCCACATTGGTAGGTTGGTGTTAATGTCTAGTATGTTGTTAAATAAGTCGGCTAGTATTGATTTTATTCTAGAGGATTCAGAATATATGGATAGTATGTGGCCATCTTCAGATGGTGTCGTAGATTCCTCACCATAAATGTCTAACGCGGCAGAAATCTCTGGTGTAAACTCCATTGATTCATAATCGTAATACGAGGCCAGCCTAGTTGGTTCATAGTAAACCGACTGTGTATAAATTTCATTTTCTACTTTCTGCCATTGATTAGAAAGGTAGACTGTTTGCTGTGCTGTTAATTTTTCTTTTTCAAATTGAGCTTTAGAAGTTGTTTTTAATAAATCTTGTTTATTAAATTTATATCGTGTATATGTAGGACTTTCTTGTCTAGGTCCATCTGGACCAAACATTTTACCTAATCTCTGAAATATTGTTAAATTTTCTGCCATATCTTAATAGTAATAATTTTATTATAAATAGTGAATACCCTTACCTTTTTTTAGCACCCCCAAATAACCAACTATATTCTTTATACATTTGTTCATTGGTTACGTGTGGTCTTACTCTTGGGGTTAGAGTTTCTGAATCTCGTATGGGATGTAAGTCTATGAGGGTTTCTTTTCTGTCTTCTGTAATATCTACCCAACTATTTAACATTGCTTTTGTCATATCATCCGATTTTTTCAATTGGGTGAATGAGCTTTCCCCAACATAAATTGCCATAGCTAGTGCCATTATTAAATCGTCATGTTTTCCTTTCATGTGGTTTGGTTTACCCTTTACAAAAACAAAAGTATAAAGTTCATTTAATAGTCTATGCGATTTTACTATAAACCCATGTCTTAAAGCCTCTTCAAGAGCGGAAACAATTTGTGTCCTTTTATTATTAAAAGTTATACCTGGTATTTTTTCTAATAGTTTAGGGTTGTATTTCCATTTATCAGCTGTATTAGCTCCTTCCACATATAAATCTCTATAACCTAATTCTTGTAATTTTCTAGCTGTTGCAACACCCATACCACCAGTTATATCTATTACAATATATGCTTTGTATATGTTACCCCATTTAAAAGCTAAGTCCGCAGCTAAATCAGGTGGTATTTTACCAAGATACTCCATAACTTGTTTTCTCTCCTCAAAATCAATAACACATATAGATGTAAAATCCTCAGAATCACCCCTAGATACATCAATACCCATAATGTACTTGTGGTCTAATTGAGCTTCTTCCCAAACCCAAAGTTGTCCACTGGCATACTTTTCTATAGGTTCTTCAATCATTTTTTCTTTTATATTATCTATAGTGGCTATTGGAATTACGTTATCGCCGGAACCTAGAAAAGCACTTTCTAGCTCCTGGGATATCTTTCTTCTGTCAAATTTTAATTTTTTACACATCTCTTCAAACCAAGAAGAATATGGTTTATACCCTTTTCTTTTTAAATCACTAAATTTATCTTGGTCTTTTTCTCCTAAGTTTAGACTATCATCATAGTCCTCTCTATTTAAAAGGTAATGAATAATATCTTTAGTCTTAACCCAAACTAAATCTTTAGTGAATCTTGGGTCGTTTTCCCAGTGTAATTCAGATATTACAAAATCATTTATTCCCTGGATTGATTGGTCATAAATCTCATAATAAATTTTATCGTATCCGTTTGGTGTTGATATGACTATTACTTGTCCCCCAGTAGATAAGGATGCCATACAAGCTGCCCATAAATCATCTCCAGTTTCAATATACGCAGCCTCATCAAATATTAGTATAGTGGGTGTATAACCCCTCAAAGCATCTACTGAAGTTGCTACAGCTTTAACCTCACAACCATTATTTAATTTAAAATGTCTTTGGGAATCTTTATCTTTTGAAAATCCTACATTAACCCAGTCAGGCCATTGATTTAAAAATTCTCTAACCTTATTTGTTAGTTCTTGTGCTGTATCTAATTTATTAGCTAGTATTAGTACTTTTTCTGGTTTAGACTTAGAAGCAAATTGTAGTTGTTTTGAAATCCATGCGGCTGTTGCTGTTGACACTCCAGCTTGTCTATATTTCTTAGTAATATTTTCATTATACTCTTCAAAATTATTTAACATCATTTCCTGTTCAGGAAAAAGTTTAAAGGGGACATATTTACTTTGGGTATTATCATATGTTTCTAGATACGTTCTTATAGCATAAGAACTATCTTCATAACATT